ACGCGGCCCCGAATTACGAGTACACAGTCGGCGATTACACGGTCACGCGGGACGGGACGCTGGTCGGCCCGGAGGACATAAGCCTAATCGCTTGGCTGGCGCAGAAGGGTTTTGAGCTTGAAACCGAGGCCCAGCAGGAGGCGGAGCCCAGCCCGGAGGCCACAGCAGAGCCGGAGAACACAACTGAAGCGAACGCCACGCCGGTGCCGGAGGCCAACACGGAAGCGGACGCCGCGCCGGTGCCGGAGGCCAACACGGAAGCGGACGCCACGCCGGAGCCGAAGGCAACCACGCCGGAAACGACAAAACCGGCAACGCCGGACGAATTCGACGAGCCTGACCGCCTGACAATCGAGTATCCGCTCAAGGACATAACGGACGAGGTGCTCGCCAACCTGCGAAAGATGGTCTCGGCCAAAGCGCCGCTCCTGAAGAAAGCCCTCGGCGCGGAGGAATTGCCCATATTCTTAACCGAACATAGCCTCAAGTTCCCCTGGTTCAGCGGTAAACTCGACGGGGACATGGTTGGCGCATACGCACAGTTCATAGCTTGCCTTTGCGAGACGGCGAAGCGAAAGAAACGCGTGACCGCGCAGACCATCGACACAGATAACGCCCGGTTCAGCATGAGGGTTTGGCTGATAAGCCTCGGGATGATAGGCGCAGAATTCGGGCTGGCCAGGAAGCTCCTATATCAGAACTTGGACGGCGACAGCGGCTGGCGGTACGGGAAGCCGGAAAAAGCCAAAACGCCCGCTGATACTCTGATAACAACCGGCGAGGCCGCCGACGCCGCAGAAACCGCCGCCACCGCCAACCCCACGGAGTAACCCCTTATAGAGACAACCGAAAGAAAACCCCGAAATATAAACTTTCCGGAGCCTTCACAGGCTCCTGTCTCTCTCTAAAATAACAACCCGGAGGCCCTCGTTATGACAAAACGCGAAGAACAGTGGCAGTTGCGGGGTTACAAACCCACGCGCTTCAAGGCCGCCGACTCCGTATATAAACTCCGTTTCGCGGACGCGGCGGTGTTTTTTATTAATAACCTGATACACTCTCGAGGCGAGTGGCACAATAAGCCGTTCCTGCTCCTCGACTGGCAGGAGCGCATCGTCCGGGATATTTTCGGCATTGTACATAAGCGCACACATCGCCGCCAATTCCGCACAGCCTATATCGAAGTCCCTAAAAAGAACGGCAAAAGCGAAATAGCCGCCGCAATCGCATTGTTATTGCTTTGCGGGGACAACGAGCCAAAAGCCGAAATATACAGCTGCGCCACGGCCCGTGACCAGGCGGCCATCGTTTTTGACGCCGCGCTGGAAATGGTGAGATGCAATCCCGTTTTAGAGAAATATATCAAATATTCTGCCTTCCACAAAAGCCTCGAATTCAAGCCCACAGGCGGTATATACAAAGCGTTGCCCGCTGACGCGCACACCAAGCACGGCGTCAGCCCGTCTGGAATTATTTTCGATGAGCTCCATGCCCAGACCAATCCCGATTATTTCAAGACTATGACCAAAGGTTCCGGCGCGTCACGCCGCCAGCCGCTGACGTTCATCATTACCACGGCGGGCTATGACCGCAACAGCGTCGGCTTCGAGCAACACCAGAAGGCGATGGACATTCTGGAAGGTAAGCGCATCGACCCCACGTTCTACCCCTGCGTATATTCCGCGCCGGAGGACGCCGACTGGTCTGATGAAAAAATGTGGCGTGAGGTTAATCCGTCTTTGGGGCGGACGTTCAGCATCGATTTTCTGCGCCACGAGTATGAGGAAGCCACGTTCAGCCCCGCCGATGAGAACGGGTTCCGCCAGTTGCACCTGAACCAATGGGTAAAACAGAGCGTCCGTTGGATGAACATGGGCAAGTGGGATGACTGCGCTTTTCCCTTCAACGTCAAAAACCTCAAAGGCCGAGTCTGCTACGCCGGCCTGGATTTGTCGTCCACCACAGATATTACAGCCCTCGTTCTGTGTTTCCCTCCGGAAGACGAGACGGATAAATATATCATTCTTCCGCATTTTTGGATTCCGGACGCTAATCTACACGCCCGTGTCAAACGCGACCATGTACCCTACGACAATTGGGCGGCGCAAGGGCTGCTGACCACGACAGACGGAGAGGTCATCCACTACGGATACATCGAGAAATATATCGAGGATTTAGCGAAACTGTATAACATAAAGGAAATTGCCTACGATCCCTGGGGCGCGTTCCATTTTGCGCAAATCCTGTCGGATAGCGGCTACCCAATGGTGGAATACAGGCAGGGCTACAAAACCATGAGCCCCGCCATGAAAACCCTGATGCAACTGACACTCGAAAAGCGGATCGCCCACGGCGGCAACGTGGCCCTGCGCTGGATGGTCGACAACATGAACGCCAGCCGTGACCCCGCCGGGAACATCAAACCCGATAAGGAAAGCGCGACGGAAAAGATAGACGGCGCTGTCGCTATGATAATGGCCGTTGACCGCGCGTTCCAGAACAACGCCAAGCGTCACAAGAGCGTGTACGAAACTCGCGGCATTATTGGGTACAGCGCAAACGGGTGGGTACAATAAGAATCCCAATTTTAAGCCTTTTTGTGTGTAATCGGACATTCCGTTCCCAGAATACAATAATGGTAACGTTATTTTTTTTGCAAAGTTATTTCGGGGAGGAATGTACAGCACATGAGCATATTTTCACGCAAAAAACCGAAGACCGAAGATCCCCCAAAAGTAGACAACGCCTTGAGCACCACAAGGCCGTTTTTTGTTGGTAACGCGACGGCGGGAGTATTTGTGAACGAAGATGCCGCCATGAACCTGGCGTCGGTCTCCGCCTGTGTGCGGGCGATTACTTCGCCTATTTCGTCCATTCCGTTTCAAGTTTACCGTAGGGACGGCGCAGGCCGCATGCCCGCGCCGGAGCACCCTCTGTATCCCATACTGCACGACGAGCCGAATCCCGAGATGACAAGCCAGGTCTTCCGGGAGACACTTTTATACCACTTATTGATATGGGGAAACGCTTATGCTCAGATTGTACGCGAAAAATCCGGGCGTGTAAAGGCGCTGTATCCGCTTTTGCCTAACCAGATGGACGTCCGCCGCGACCAAAGCGGCGAGATTTTTTATACATATTGGCGCAGCGAGGACGATAAGCGCAAGGGCGACAAGACCGGGCAGGTGATTTTCCGAAAGGAATCCGTACTGCATATACCCGGCCTCAGTTATAACGGCCTTGTGGGTTACAGCCCCATCGCTATGGCCCGGAACGCCATCGGGCTTGCCATAGCCACCGAGGAATACGGCGCGTCGTTTTTTGCTAACAGCGCCAATCCCAGCGGGATTTTGGAACACGCGAAAACTCTCGAACACAAAGACGCAATCAGGGAAACATGGGAGAGTCTGTACCGAGGCGGTTCCAGAGCGCGCGGCTTGGCTATTTTGGAGGAAGGGCTGACGTTTAAAACCATATCCGTCCCTCCGGAAGACGCCCAATTTTTGCAGACACGTAGGTTTCAGGTGGAAGAGATCTGCCGTATTTTCAATGTTCCTCCGCATATCATCTTCGACATGGAAAGGTCAACTTTCAACAATGTGGAGCATATGTCGCTTGGATTTGTCCTCTATAGCCTGAATCCGTGGGTTTCCCGTCTTGAGCAGTCGTTTAACCAGGCGCTGCTGCTGCCGTCAGAAAAACCGGAATACTTCACAAATATCAATGTTGACGGGCTGTTGCGCGGGAATTATGAGGCCCGGATGAAAGGCTACTCCGTGGGTCGGCAGAACGGATGGCTCTCAGCCAACGATATCCGGAAACTGGAGAACATGAACCCGATCCCCGCCGAGCGCGGCGGCGACAAGTATCTCATTAACGGGAACATGTGCGATTTAGAAAACGCCGGGCTTTTCGCGAAGGTCAACATGGCGAGTATGCTTTTGAAAGAACTCGGCAATATACAAAATGTCGGCAAGGATAACGGTCTGAAAGTTGCTGACAGCGGCGCGGAAGGTACTAAAGCACCCGACGTAAATCCGTATGCCGGTCAGGATGTCGATCCAAAAGATGTCTTGATGGTGCTTGCCAGAAAGATTTTGGATACATTCGGCAATTGACACAGGGGGATGATGCATGAACAGGTTCTGGAATTTAACGACAAACCCTGACGGAGAGCGGGTTTTGCGGCTTGACGGCCCTTTGGCCGAGGAGACCTGGTGGGGCGACGAGGTTACCCCTAAAGCCTTCAAAGACGAGCTTTTCGGCGGCGTCGGCAATGTTTCCGTCTGGATAAATTCCTTCGGCGGCGATGTATTCGCGGGTG